TTAATCTCCTTTAGATTACTTGACTCGACCCTCCGCGTAAGCTTGTAGTATTTCGTCTGACAATGCTTGGTAACGCTCAGGGTCTGTTTTCATTAGTTTAATAATGTCGGACCTGCGATATACTTTCTTACGTGTTCCTTCACCAGTGCCTCGTGCGTTGCCTGTATTAGCTGCCTTGAGTGTCTGCTTACGTGCCTGTTTTTCAACTTGGGCAGTTTGCTGTGCAACTGTTTTACGTTCTTTCCAGAGTGTAAACAGTTCATCAGCAGAGTCAGCATCGTACTGTTGGTCAGCTGCTACAAACAACTGAGTTCTAATCTTAGATGCCTTAATCCATTCTGCAAACTTTGGATCACTAAGGATCGTCTGCATGTCTGGATGTTTAGCTTGAAGCGTAGCTAGTGACGACTGCTTTTTGTACTGCTCAGTGTATTGCTGTGCTTCTCTAATCTTAGGATGATTCTCAATAGCACGATTGACAGCTGCTTGAGGATCTGTAAAATAGTCAATATCGTCTTCAGGCTCAACAGGTTGTTGAGGTGCTTGAACGGGTGTTTGACTAGCAATGTAATCATCCACCACTTTACGAAGCTCACCTACCTCAGAAGACTGACGACCCAGCAGCTTTTCAGCTTCTTGGTGCATCTGTACAACTTCTTCTAAAGACTTACCTTGATACTTTTCTGGTAAGCTAGGCTCTTCTACTTGAGGTTGCTCAACTTCTACTTCTTCTTGTTGAATCTCATTAACTTCGTTTTGTTCGATTTGATCCGCGTTTTCCTCTTCAGGACGGGGATCTAGAATCGTTGCTCTAGACATGATTAAACTCCGTGATCGTTATCATTATGGAGATGTGTTTATTTTTTACCTGCTTTTTCATGCTCTTTTACCCACTTCATGTGCGCTCCGGGGAATGAACCGTCAGAGCCATTAAGGTAAAAAGATGGGGCAGATACCATTTTTGTAGCGTTGGCGCCGCAACCGCACCTACTGGTTGTAACAGTGCCTTCTACAAATTCTTCAAATATATGTCCGTTAGTACAACGGAAGTCAAATACTTTATACATCTACAGGTTCTTCGTCCTCTGCTTCAGCTTGATCGCGAGCAGCCTCTATAGTTCCTTGCAGATTAATAACAGTTGCAAAAGCAGCTACTTGACCTTTACGGAAAAACAAATCTTCCTGATCTTTAACTGTTTGAATATCTGCTAACTGTGTTGCATTATTGGAAAGTTCTTGTACGAGTTGTTTGAAACCTTCGTGGTTGAAGAGTTCGTTGTAGTTGTTGAAGTAAGTTTCAAGCTCGGGTGTCATGTTTTCCTCTAAAGTTTACTATATATATTAATAGTATAGCATGTTTTTTTGTTGCTGTCAAGCTTTTTTTGAAGTTTTTCTTCGTCGTCCTGACGCTGTTACTGCATGTTTAATTTTAACTGGTCCTGTTTTACGACGCGCAGAAGATTTCTTTTCAGCTGCTGTCATCTTTGCTGCAACAGCTTTAGGTCTACAAGAAGGGTAAGGACGTTTACTCTTGGTAGCTGACTTGCGTCCACAAGGCTTACCTGTCTTAATGTCTACCCATTCCTCTTTAAACCACTTAGTTAGTCCACCCTTAGTCTTACTCATAAGTACCACCACGTTTTTTATACTCTTTGGTTAGCCAACCAGAGGCATAAGCACTAGGCCAAACTTTGTATTTCTTTTTAGCCTCTGCTTTAACGCGAGCATACAATGCTTTGTTTTTAGGCTTAGGACTACTTTTTGCTTTAGGCATAACAATTACTTCTTTTTCTTTTTGTTAGTCGCTGTGCGTTGACCACGTTTTGGTAAAGCAACTTTCTTTTTAGGCTTCATTGATTTCATTCCGTAACCGGGCATAGCTTTCTCCTTTGCTGTCTTAGACAGGTCTTCAAAATGGAAAAGTTTTACAGATGTTTTTCCGTGAGTTTTACCTGAGTGTAATGAACCATCAGGCATCTTATGTGTAGCACCTGTAAACTCAGTGCCGTCGCGTTTATAATGTTTTACACCTTTAGCCATAATTAACTCTTAAGTTTGTAAAAATCTTCTATCGTACACCGAACTTGTCGTCCTTTGTGTCTCATATATACTGGTGCGCCTACTCGAAGTCGTTGTACTGCTACTTGAGTTACGTCTTCAGATACGTTGCAGCTTGGTATAACTACGTACTGCTGATCTGCTTTTTCTATGAGAATCTTAGTGTCTGCTGATGCCTGTAATGACAGCAGCATTACTGCTACTAATAGTTTTCGCATTGTGTTCTCCTAACGTCATCACGACGTGCTGTAGCCTCACGGCTGTTAGTTTTATTTCATTACCACTTTACCTTATCAGCCCAATAAGCTGCTGACATTTTACCCTTCGATATATTTTTAGCGTGTCGTGCCTTAAACGAAGCTCTTTTCTTTTTCATTCGTTCAGACTCACCTGCTTTAGGTTTGCCTGCTGTCTTAGCGCCTTGCTCGCCAAAACGAATAGTCTTTACTTTGTCGCCTTCCTTGGCAACAACAACGTGTGATTTTTTAGGATGGTTAGGCGTTCGCTTTGGCTTGTTGTACCCGCTTACTCCTGCCCGTGCTAGTCTTGGATCCTTCTTTGCTGGCATTATAAAGTTCCTCCACCTTGGCTTCCAGTTGGTTCATTTGCTCCTCTAAGTCCGTTAGCCGTTGGAATGTTCCTTGGAAGTGGTTGTTGACTTGGTCCAGAAGGGACTGCATTTCTTTTTGCGTTATTAACATTGGTTTTACCTTCTATCTGCTTTTCTTTGAGGAGAGTTTCAGCAACGCGCATACGTCGTTCAAACTCTTTATCTTCAGCGTCACCTTCACGAAGGTTTCGGGTGATAGCATTAATCTTATCAATTTCTAGTTCTTGCGGTACTGCTTGAGCTTCTGCAGCCAACTTAGCAGCACGTGCCTGTGACTCTTGAGCCTGAGCAGACAGTGCAGCTGTTTGTGATTGCTGGAATGCCATCTGTGCTTGTTGTGCTGCCATTTGCATTTGTTGTGCTTGAGGATTAGGCTGCATAGCTTGCTGCATAGCCGCTAGTAGTTCTTCGCGGTTAGACAAATTCATGTTGTCAATAACAGATTGAATTAACGTAGTATACAGCGGTGAGTCTTTACCCATAGTCTGCAGCAACTGTACAAGCTGGGTAACTTCGTACTCACGTGCAATAATACCAAGAGTGCTGCTTGCGTTGAACTTGTAGTCAGCAACAGGGTAGTTCTCTGGATCAAACTGCATGTATCGATAAGCAGCTTTCTTAACAAACGGAATCAAGAACGACTGCTGGAAGTTAATCAAGGTGCGCTTGTGACGTTTAATAATAGCGCCAAGAGACATACTAATACCAGCGGCAGTAGCCTCGCCGTTAACAGAACCAGCGATTCCTGCTGAGTCCACTGCTCCCGTTGCTTGCTGTACCATCTGCTGCAATGCTCCTGCTTGAGCAAAAGTGATTTGATTAACTTGACCAAAGTTGAAAGGTTGAAGTACTTCACGAGGATCTCCGTTAGTTAAGACCATCTTACCGGGACGTACTTCAGGCTTTGCACCGCGTGGTAACCTAGTCGCGTCAATAGCCATCATAGGATGAATAGTTAGGCTTAGGGCATCAATACGTGCGCGTAGCTCTGTGTCAAGTGCTTTCTGACTGTTGTAACCTTTTTCGCAAACACCTCTACCCCAGAAACGTCCGGGAACAACGTCCCAAGGAAACGCTACAACAGGACGGTCATTCATCATGTAAGGGTTAGCTTCAGCCTTAAGAAGAATACCGCCGTTAGCAATTACTACAACGGCCTCTACGTAACGCGAGCTAGACTCTTTTTCAGGTGCCTCTTCTTCGTCTTCGTCGCGTGTAGCGGCATCTAGAAGCTCTCGTGGCACTAAACCGTAGTACTTAGTTAAACGAACTTTATCGTCATTGTAGATTGTTATGTCTTGATCAGGCTCTATATCTGTATCAGGAGCAGCAGGAGCAACGTAAACGTCACGGTATACACCTT